CACGTCTCCCCCTATTTCTAGGAGGTTTCGTTGGGCTGATCTTCAGTTCGGATGACGGTCGCTTGCTGGATGTTCCTTCCGTAGACGCGATCTTTGCTGTAAGACAGATTTGTCTGTCTTTCGGTAAGATCAACTTAGAGTGCACTGATGAGCGCACTAAGTCAGCCTTTCGGAAATACATCCAGTGTGAGCAGGACGTTCGTGACGCGGATCGCCAGGTAAACCCTTCTCTTAGAGAAGAGTTCCTCGCTCTTTCGCGCCTGATGTGGGCGGATCTCTTTCAAAACGTAGATAGTGATATCTACTATGATCGGATCCGTCCCACTCATGGGCCTGGAAATGTTGCTGAACGTCTCACCTCTAACAAGAAGTGGGAGCTTAGCAACTGGACCAAGCGCCTGGATGGAGTCTTCCCCACAGAGGAGATGCTCTGTCCAAGCTGGAGCCTGTCTCTTGACAGACTCAACCATCTGAACGTCCTCGAACCTGGAGCAGAGATACCCCTTAGGGTTGTCTCCGTTCCTAAAACGCTCAAAACACCTAGGATTATTGCAATTGAACCTGCTGCCAACATGTTTGTGCAGCAGGGGATATTGCATTCCCTAGAAAGGCATCTCAACAGTCACTCGTTGGGATCCTTTATCAGTTGGAGAGACCAGTCGTTTAATCAACGAATGGCTCTTAAGGGAAGCCTTGACGGTTCCCTTGCTACGCTCGATTTGAGCGAAGCCTCTGATCGTGTTTCGAATCAGCTTGTTCGTGATATGCTTTGCCTGCATCCTCATCTCGCAAGAGGTGTCGATGCATGCAGATCACGAAAAGCTGACGTGCCTGGTCATGGCGTTATACGCCTAGCCAAGTTCGCGTCGATGGGTTCTGCACTCTGTTTCCCTATGGAATCACTTGTCTTTTCGACATGTGTATTCCTCGGGATTCAGCGTGTGCACAAGCGCCGTCTGACCCTAAAGAAGATTAAAACCTTCTCAGGGTCGGTGCGAATCTACGGTGACGACATTGTCGTCCCCAGTAGATACGTCGATTCCGTCATCAGCACACTCGAAGCTTTTGGGTTTCGGGTAAATGCTGACAAGTCTTTCTGGACTGGCAAGTTCAGAGAGTCTTGTGGAAAGGATTACTTCGCTGGCCACGATGTTTCTGTGGCTCGTGTTCGCGAGGTATTCCCTACCAGTCGGAAGGACGTCTCGGAGATTCTGAGCTGTGTTGCCCTCAGGAACCAACTCTATGAGTTGGGCCTTTGGAAGACCACTCAGCTTCTCGACGATCTCCTGGAAAAGTTAATACCTTTTCCATACGTCGAGAAGACATCTCCAGTAGTGGGCAGGTATTCCTATTCACAGTCCGAAAGGGCCATGAAGTGGCATCCCCTGCTGCACATCCCTCTTGTGAAGGGCTGTGTCGTTTCGTCACAATCACCGAGAGATCCTCTCGATGATTACGGCGCACTACTGAAGTGCCTCACTAGTCTCGATCTTCGGGACCAGTCAGTGTTGCCAACACTGAATGGTGAGCACCTCGAGCGTTCAGGACGCCCGCGGTCCGTCGGCATCAAGACCGCGTGGGGGCCTCCCTTTTAGGGGGAGGTTCCACGTTTAAAAGGTTGGGGGTCCAGTCCTCCTTCGAGGACTGTACCACCC